TTTCGTTAAATATGGCTAGAGAAAGAGCCAAGAATGAAGCAATGTTAGGAGCCATGGGTCAAGCGCAGCAAGAGCAGATGCAACAGGCACAACTAGGCGGTATGTTCCAACAGGAAGGTTATGCACCTTTGGCTCAACTAATGAATGCCTCTAGTGCAGGAGCAGGCGCAGCAAGCATGGCTGATGTAGCTCGTAGGCAGCAGGGCGAGTACGACCTACAGGCTCAGTTAGCTAACCTACAGGCAGACTTAGGCTCTAGGACAGGGCTTGCTAATCTGTACTCAGGACTATTTAGTAGTGCTACAGGTGCTTTGGGATCTGCTGGTGGTTCACTGCTTGACTTCATTTTAGGTAAGCTATAGGAGGACTAAACATGGCTACTTATCCAAACTTAGGCGGCATGTTAACACAGGCTGGTCAGCAACAGGGGCAGGTTCTTGGGAGTGCCTTCACGGGTTTAGCTCAGAATTTAATGAAACCCGTGGACAGTATGCTTGCTCGTAAGAAGAACGAAGGACTCCAAAAGGAGGTTCAAGACTTCCTCGCGGCCAATAAAAATAACCCCGCTGCTTTAAACGCCGAGGCTGCTCGTTATACCACCATGGGTAACGATGCTGTAGCCAAGGTGTTCTCGGATGCTGCTAAGGTTGCCGCTGCTCAGGTTGCCGCGGCGCAAGAAGGAAGGACAAGCAGAGGTCTTCAGGGTGGCTTGGCAGCAATACAAGCAGCGGCTACTAGAGGAGTTCCGCTTGCTGACTTAGGAGAGGCGCAGAAGTCTGTTATTGGTCTTGGTGGTACGCGAGAGCAGATTGCTAGTGCGTATAAAGCAGGCGTTCCTGAAGCTAAAGAGACTACTGCTCTTGACATCACAGAATCTACTATTCTTATTGACGGTGTGCCGACTAGAGTACAAACAGCGACTAATCCACTAACCGGAAAGATTGTCAGTCAGAATACTATTGGAGAAGCTGAAGTCAGCGGAAAAAAGGGAGAAAGTAAAAAAGGCTTGAGGGGTTTGTTTGCAGACGCTGGACTTGAAGTTGACTTGGATACTGTTGAAGGTCTCCGGGCTGCGCGTAACGTCGCTCTTACCGATTTAGGTAACGCTTCACTTGCTGGCAAGATAGACGACATTCTGGTTAGAAAGCTTCCTATGAATGCTGCTGACTCTGTAGAGATGGTACGTAAATCTGATCCTGCCTTTGCAATTAACGAAGAGCTTGTTGAGAAAGCAGGACGCTTTAAAGTTCTTAGTGAGCTAGGAACTGATGATGTAGCCGGTGTTGCAGCTTTGATTGAAAGAACTGTTACGTCAACAACAGAAAATGATCTACGTGCTGTTGCAGAACTGGACAGGTTTAGAGGGTCTAAAGACATTAAACAAGCAATTGTAGACTGGGGTACTATGCTTGCCTCGGGTAAGTTATCTGAAGACACCTTGCTTGAGTACACTAAGATTATGACAGGGCTTGAGAAGCTAGCTAAAAACAGGATAAGCGACAGCATTGATAATTTGGCAGTTGCGGCAGTCACAGAGAAAGAGCAGGAAGCTATAGAAACTGCCCGTAAGTACTTTGGCCTTTCTGACGACGTGGAGTTATTAAACTAATGGCAGATAAAAAAACCTCAAGAGTAGACGTAGGCGACGGCAATGTTTTAACTTTTGCACATCCCGCTGACTGGTCTGAGTCGAAGATTAAAGCTTACGCTAGGCTAAACAGAAGCAAGGCTACGTCTACAAAATCTACCGACACGCCTACAGACAACAAGGCAGACGCTGACGAGATTACTGCTTTAGATATGGCAAAGCTTGGGTTGTCTAGGTTTGCTGTTCAGTTTGTCCCTGATGTTTTTCTATACAGCCGCGATGAAACAAATGCGGCTCTAGAAAAAGCAATCATGGAAGGTCAAGCGGAGAACGCAGGGGTTGTTTCAGAGAGAAAGGCAAGGCAGATTGCAGGAGTACCTCAGGACGCAGAACTTGGTCTTGGTCAAGAAATTATAGCAGGTCTTTCTGATCCTCTTACGCTGGCAGGTACACCTATAAGAGCAGGCTTAACTAAGTTCCTATCAGGAGCTATCCCAGCCGCTACGTCTACTGTAGCAGGAACAACCGCAGGTGTTGTTGCTCCACAGGTAGTTAAAGAGTTGGGCGGCGGTCAGCTTGCTCAGGAAATGGCAGGCGCTGTTGCTGGAGGAACTGTGGGACTTGCTGCTGGCGCTGGCGTTGCTCCGGTTGTCTCTACAGCAGCTCGTGTAGGCTCTGAAGGATTTAAAAAGTTAACAAACGCTCCTGAAGCTCTTGCGTCAAGTCAAGTCAGGTCTGAGTTAAATGCAATTAAAAGAGCCACAAAGCCTGAAGAGGTTGCTAACTCAATTAATGAACTAGCCAAGCTTAAAGAAGAGATACCTGATCTAGAGCTTGGCGGTATCTTAGCGACAATGTTAGATAACGCTCCTGCGCGTAACTGGATAAAGAAGACTTCAGCGCAGAACAAGGTGTTTCAAAAAGAAGTTAATGATCTAGTTCAGCGCGAGACAGAAAAGCTTGCAGACAGGTTCGACGCTGTTGCTGGCATTGACCCTGCTGCGCCAGTGACTAGACAGGAAATTGAAGTTGTGTTTAAGAAAGAGTTTGATAGGCAGGAAACAATCTCACGAGATAGGATTGACAGACAGAAAGAAAACATTGATAAGGTGTTATCGGGTTTGACTACTAGACTTACTGGTACAAAGGATGCTATTGATGTAGGCAGAACTGCAAACAAACTTCTTGATAGAAAAGAAGCCATGATCAGAAAAGAGGCTGACAAACTTTATGACGTTTCAAACAAGCGCGGCAAAAGTGTAAGGCTTACTGATAAGCAGGTGTTTGATGTTTGGAATAACTTCCGCAATGTACGCTTGCAAGATGTGTTTGGGCCTCAAAGCAAGGTAGGACAGCAACTTGAGAAGCACTGGAAACCTACAGAGGTGGAAGACGTAGACGGTAACATGATGTTTGAGATGCCTAAAGTAACTGGCTCTGATCTTATCTCTTTAAAGAAAGCTGTTAACAGTGAGATAACTAAACTGTCTAAGCGTAACTTGCGCGATGATATGCAGGCTAGTCAAACTCTTAACAAGCTATACCAGACTAAACAGATAATACAGCAAACGATGGTAGACAAGGCGCAAACTGCACCGGCGTTTATTAAAAGCTTGCTTGATGCTGATGCGTTTTACTACAAAGAGCTTGGACTTCCTATGAGAGCGGAGGGCATGCGGGACTTTACTGCAAAGCGTTTTGATCAGGGCGCTGCTGACGCGCTGATGAACTACCAACAGGCTGAAGACTACGTTAGGTTTGTTGGTAAAGGTGGAGAAGCTGTGGTACGTCACGCTATAAGACTTAAAGCAGAGAAGGCTGGTGTGATCGGCGCAGACGGTAACATAAACCAGCGTCAGCTTGATACGTTTATTAGGCGCAATCAAAGATTGATACAGCGTTTTGGAATGGCTGAAGAGTTTGCAGACACGTCAGGTAAACTCAGAACTATAAGAAATACAGAGGCGCGGCACAACCAAGCCTTTAAAGAGCAGAGTACAAAGAACGCTCAGGGTTTCTTTAAAACAATATCCAACATGAATCTTTCTAAAGCGGTTGCAGAGATGCAGTCTAACCCCGCCAAGCGTAAAAGTTATTTAGAAGAAATAAACAAGCTAAACGAAACCGAAAAAGCCTCTGTGTTGTCAGGCATACGGCAAGAGTTTTTGATGGGGTCTTACGGAAAGTCAGATTCAATGGCAGAAATTGTAAAAAGAAACTCTGAATTTGTTGATGATGTGTTTGGCGCAGGCTACGCACAAAACATACAAAGACTGGCATCAATAAGCGACAAGCTAAAGAAGATAGATTCTGTGCTGCTTGATAGTATGTCAGGTTCTCCTGTTATGGACACGGTGCAGGAGTCAATCGGTGTTAGCATTCCAGAGCTTGCGGGTACGTTTAGAAACCAGATACTGTCTCCGCAACGTAAAGTTATTAACACCGTGGCGCGGTCAGCGGTCACAAAAGGAAAGGATAAGTTTTACAGCAAGTCAGCAGAAGTGTTACTTGATCCTGACGTTGTTGCAGAGCTTGCTAATCCCCCTACAAGCGAATTTGCTAAGGCCGTAAAGGGATCTAAAGAGGCCGCTATTAAGATAGGGCAGTATTACGTAGAGGCGTTACAAGGATCGTTAAGTCTTTCTACTATTAAGGCGTTCACGGCTGCGACTGATGTAACAACGCCAGCGCAACAAGAAGAACTAGCAAGGGGAGCCGAAGCTCCCCAGTAGTGAACGTTACAGTTCGCAGTTGTTACCAGTACAAGCCAGTTGCTGTGATCCTTCGGTCATGTCGCTGGCTTCTTCTATGTCCCAACTAAAGTCTTTCGGAAAGTCTTTGCATAACTTGTTATACGTAGCCTTGTCGATAGCTTCATAGGGTGCTTGCTGGTACGTGTGGTCACTGTACGGTAAGAAACTGATACCACTGATCTTATCGAACTTGTTATATAACCATTGTCCTACCTCTAAGAACTCGTCGTCCCTGTAGTAGCAGGTCATTGACGGCTTGTGCTCACACCAGTAGTCCTGATAGATTTCCCACAGCTCTAGCTGTTCCATAGCGCCCATGTCTGACGCCAACACAGCGCACTCAGGAGCCTCCATAGGGAAACTAAACACCTTAGTGTTGGGTGACATAACGTCATTCTCTACAGGTACACCAGCAGCCTCTAACACAGCGCACAACGGATCATCTGCCGAACCTCTAACGCGCCTTATGTAGTGTCGTGAGAATCGCGGGTGAATGCCTGAAGCAGAATCAACAAGCTGACTGACAGTGCCGCTGGGCTTAACAGCAGTAATAGCAGTAGAAGCATTAATGCCAAGTCTGTCAGCATGAGCTTTGTTCGTAGCCACAGCCTCCTCGCGTAACGCCTTAAGCCACTTCTTAAGTTTGTCACTGTCTTCCCTCCCGGATAGTACAGGGTGATCCATGATGCCTGTTAATGACACACCCAGTAACGCCTCCTCTTTTGTGTTAGTCTCCCATATCTTACGTAAGTACCTGAAGTTCGTTAGCGTAGCCTGTAGAGTTCCAAGGACAGTTGCGACACGTACCTTTCGTTTGAGGTCTGATAACGTATCGGCTGGCCTGACAACAACTTCTGATAAATTACAGAACTGGTAGGGCCGCAAGATAATTTCTGAACATGGATTAGTTCCAAAATCATAGGTAGCATCTCGTCGCTCGTTCTTTGCAGCTTGCTTTTGACTTGCGACTCTAGAGAACATACCTCGTTCACCTGACCTTGACTCATATAAACTTGTCCACTCGTTTAGGAACGCCTCAAAGTCAGGCTTCTCTGTATAACACGCTGAGTTGTTAGCAAGGCCACGTTGGGGATTATCTATCCACCACTGTCCTGACTTGGCTCGTCTGATTCTGTCGTCTGTAAGGTTACTGAGACCGATAAGGGCACTTCTTCGGACCCCGCCCACGACAACGATCTGTGCAATCTTACAGCATACATCGTGGCATTCGACACTACTGAGCTTGCGTCCAGCAGCGGCCCTAAAGATGTCAACGGTGAACCGGAACAAATCTTCAAGAGGCTCTGGCCCAGACGCTCTACCTCCGAATGTTTTGAGGGGTGCACCCGAAGGCCGTACTCCAGAAACGTCCCACTTTGGAACTTGACCACTATAGAGCATAGCGATGAGTTCCCTGTAAGCTTTAGCCCAGCCAATTTTTGAATCTGATACGTGTATGACACTGTCGGTTTCATGAAAGTCCTCTGCTACCTCTGGCAACTTCTGTATGTACTGACGCTCTACTGAGAATCCTGCTCCTGTGCCACACATAAGGACATACATCATCTCATCAAATGCTTTGGGGTGATCTATGGGCATGTAAGAACAGTTGAACCCTGCTACGTTGTCACGATCTAGCGCGTCACCTGCTGTCATCAACGCCCTCATAGAAGGCATCACCTCTAGATTCTCAATAGCCTTACGCGCCTCCTTAGCGTCAGCCTCTGGTAGCTTGTCACCCCAGTAGTCTACGTACCTGCCCACTGTTTCTTCCCAAGTCTCACGGCGTTGCTTCTCTGGTATGTAACGTGCGTACCGTGACTTGTGTATGTACTGTTGATATGCGTCCATCTATTCTTCTCCTCCGTACCCTAAAGTCTCTAACATAATTGATTGTGCTCCCATCGTTAACAGCATGTGTGCTGAGTCAGGGTAGCTATCGTTGCTGACAACTTGCATTACCTTGCTGTCACTAAAGATAACGATAGCTGTCTTAACGTCTATGCCTCCCTCTTCCATCTCATCTACTGCGTCAGCTAACGACTGAAACAAATCAGACGCCTTGATAGCCTCTTTGGTTTTACCGAACTCACCTTGTACTACCTTCATAAGAACTCCGCTGTCAGCCACGCAATGTTAAAAACCAGCAGTATAATTAAGAATGTGTAGTAGACTGCTTGCTCCTTCTCATATTTGTTCATAAGTTTGCCTCAATCAGTCTCTCAAGATACCACTTAGCCTTACGAAGATCCTCCACTGGCTTGCCTTTGTAGTCGTAGCGCCACGCATACTTCATCATGTTACCCTTAAGATAGCCTTTAAATTCTTCAGGTGACATGGACGCCCTGATGCCTTCGATAGCCTCTATCGCTCCTGTGTTGTAGTGTGCTGGGTTCTCAACAGGACACACAGGTTCTGGAACAACGTCTGATGGGTGGTACAACTTAGCTGCTACTGTGTCCCATTCTTTAGGTGACGCTGAATCAATTGAGTCACCGAAAGGTGTGTTACGTTTGCTCTTAGTTGTCATCTACTTCGTCCTCCAATCCGTTAAACTTATCTATGTTTTTGTATATCTTATCTTGAAAGTTAGCGACAAGATCGTAAGAGTTTATTTCTAGAACTTCAAGCAGTGTTATCTCATCTATGTGATCTGCTATGAGTTCAAGCATCTCGTCAAACGTCCGTGCCATACCGCCTCCGTAGGTACGTCATGCTGATAGGCATCTCGTCAAACGCACCGTTGTCTACTTCATTGAACATCCACAGCCCAGCCCAGCTACCGTTAGTTTGTGGGTTAAGGTACTCTTCATCGTGTTGGTAAAAGATACCACCGAACAGGGCAGTCATACGTTTACCTGATGCGTCGCGATCAAAAGCGATGTCTCTGTCTTGAACGTGACCCATCACACAACTCATGTGCTTCTTCTGTAGCAGTAGCTTCGCTGACGAAACTGGTCTGCCCATCACACCGCTGGTGAAGTAGTGACAGTATGCTACACCGTCAATGACAACTGGCTTTAGGTAGGGATGTACTTCCCAGCCCTTCAGCGCCAAGTCGTCATAGCTCATCAGCCCTTCAAGCTTGGCATCGTTCTCTACTGCACGTTCGATGCGCTGCTCGTGGTTGCCTAACGTAAAGACTAGGCGTGGCTTCCATACTGTCTTCTTGTTACTGCGTAAGCGCTTCTGCTCTGCCTTGATAATGTCCATGAACGCAGCCATAGCTGTGTTACCTGCCTGTACATCCTCAGAGTAGCGCCGTCCCTCAAAGGACTTCTTACCTACGTCGTAACTGGAAAGGCTTGGCATATCCCAATGATCACCAAGGTGGATAATAACGTCAGGCTTAGTAGCAACAGCGTACCGAGCGGCCCATCGAAGATGTTCATAGTTCTCTCCCGGTTTTACTTGTGTGTCAGGTATGATCAAGTGTCTAGTCATTGCGTCCACTCCTGCGGTAAAGTCTTTGGAGTGTACCAATCAAATCCGTTACGCTCTGCCCAGTCTGACATGCAGTAGTAGCTTCCGTCTTTGCGCTTGGTTGCTGCTGGCATTCTGTTGTTGGGGTTTTGGAACACGAATACCAACTCCTCCTCTGGCTTGAGAGCCTTCTTGACATCGACATATTTACGAGCCTCTGGTTTCTCACGGAATCTCCCCTTAGCTTCGATATAATATGTTATACCGTTAGCCTTGTAAGTAAAGTCAGGATGGTAATGTTTGTGTTGTACGTATGCAACGGCACAAGGGTGGTACTCACACCCCTTAAGCTGCTGCGCTAAGTCCCATTCAAGCCACGAGTCGTAGCCTTTCGGAACGTTATCCCTCGTTCGGCGCATTCCAGATTTCTCCTTCTTGACGGCGTAGGTATAGTAACCTTGCGTTCTCAATGACACGCGCTTCGTCGTCATACATTTTGACACACACATCATACATCTCACGTTCAGTTGTGCAGTCAGCCAGTGCTTTCTTAGCCTTGACTGGGCCTACACCCTTGATACCGATGATGTTATCTGCGCGGTCACCCGTTAGTATTTGTTCATACAAGAAACGAACAGCATCTTCAGGACTAACGTCATAGAAACTCTGCTTGTTAGGATTGAAGTGCTTGCCCGGAACCTGATCGAAGTCCTTGTCGATACTGACAATCAGTGAGTCGTCGTCGGCGGTAGCAGCAATGGCGATCAAGTCGTCTGCCTCTTCCTCTACGCTAACAACAGCGGCCCACTCGTCTATCAGGTACTGCCTAATAGCTTCAAGGTGTTCAGGTTTCTCTTTGTCTTTCCTGTTTGCTTTGTAGCCAGCAGTGACTGCGTACTCGTTGCGGAAGTTGCCCTTTCCCGTGAGGTATACACGGTACTCAGGCTCGTCCTCGATGAGGATGTACAAGTCGCTGATCAAGTCAGACAGATAAGCACCAGCACTATACGCCGCGTACTCCTCTCTGTCTTCCTGTGACTTGTACGCGCAGCGGTAGGCTACAATGTCCCCATCGATATGAATCACAGTGCGTCAGCCTCGTCGATAGTATCATCAACGTACTCGATCATCTTCGTGACCTTGCACTTGATCATGCTTGGGCTGCGTCCTGTACCTACTGACCAGTCGTAGTAGCCTACAACACAGACTGCTTCACTGCCGTTAGCGATCATAACATCGGAGTCGTACTCAACACCCTGATCATCTGTAACGCGCATAGGATTCTTACTCTTCATCGTAATGAAGTAATCCTTCTCGTCACCCTTGTTAGCAGCGGCGATGCCCATGTCGTCGAGCGCAGATACAGCCTTCTCGCTCAGGTTACCAAGAACTATCTGGTACTTGTCACTGAACTTATTGAGCTTGTTACGCTCAACCCAGTAGAGTGTACCTTTGATTGTAAGTGGTTGTGGCTTATCCATAATGCTTTCCTTTTTAGTTAACTACCGTAATATTATACCATGTATTTTAACAGGTGTCAATGGGTTTCTGCCCATGTCTTACCTATTTTGTATTCACCGTCCATTGGACAGCGTAGTTCTAGTACCTCTCCTGCTTCTATGATTGATTCAACTAGTATCCTCCCTACTTCTTCAGCGTGTTCTGGCGTAGTCTCTACCTGAAACTCATCGTGTACGTTCGCAACAAATCTGTGCGGCACGTTACAGAGTTTGTCTCCTGCAATTACTAACGCCTGTTTCATGATCACTGCACCACACGATTGTAGCAGTGTGTTCAGTGCAGCATGTTGGTGTCGTATCCAGACTCTTCGTCCATCAATTCCGGGTAGGCTTCCTTCTGCAGCAAGTGACTCAACCTTTCTGACCAGCCTCCCAAAAGCTGGCATGTTTCGTAGGTAAGAATCTCTAGCTCGCTTGCCAGTCTTAGCATTTCCTCCGAGGATAGATCCAAGCTTTGCGTCTCCTGCTCCATACAAGAGAGCATAGGTAAAACGCTTTGCATCAGCTCTTGTTGCAAGTCCAGCAGCCTGTTGCGTTGCTGAGTGTACATCTCCGTCAAGTAATTCTCTGATGTATTCTTCATCTTTCATGTAGTGTGCTAGGCAGCGTAGCTCCAGACTAGAAGCGTCAGCACCTACCAACACGTTACCCTCCTCAACTGTGAAGCATTCCCTGTACGTAGACTCAGACGGTATCTGTGCCATGTTGGGTTTGCTGTGTGTCATGCGCCCAGTAACAGCACCGCATGTGTTGACGTACCCATGTATGCGCGATCCAGAAACTGAGTCGAGCCATGACTTAACCATTGCAATCCGTTTGGATAGTGTCAGGTACTCTAAGACCAGCACAGCTTCAGGGATGTGGCTGATTTCCTTAAGGGTCGTCTCGTCCACCTTCGGTTTACCTGTCTCTGTGAGGGTCTTCCATACTGCACCCTTACTTTCAAGTCGGCTTGCAACTTGTTGTCGTGATCCCGGATTGAATGCCGTAACCTTATCCTTAAGCGGCTTGCCAGTCTTCTCACTCCACCGCAACTCCACAATGGGCGGAAATACCTCTTGTAGTTCATGTTCGATCTCCTTCATGCGTTGTTCATGTTGTGTGTATATGTCACAGCCTAGATTAAAATCAAACGCAAAGCCGTTAGCGATCTGATCACTGACCATGAAGGCCACTGCATGTTCCAAGTCCTGACAGGCGTAGCTGAACTCTTTCTTCTTTAGCTGCTTGGTCAGGTGCTGGTGTACATACCACGTTGCTCGGCAGTCTTGAAGGCAGTAGTCAATCATGGCTGGTGTTATTTCTCTGTCAAAGTCCTCAACGTTAAAGTCACCCTTGAGTTCCTTGCCTGCGCGTAACGCCCACTGCTTGAGTGAATGTCCACCTTCAATGGCTGGGTCGAGTAGCCTACCCATGATCATAGTATCTTCAACGTCACCTTGCCACACGAAGTCCCAAACTTCTTCTAGCCTACGCAGATCGAACCCAATCAGGTTGTGTCCAATCAGTGTGGAGATACCAGTCAAGGCTTCCTTTAGTTGCGTAGCGTTGTAACACGCAATACTCTTCCCAGAGTTCGGGAGATACACACCCGCTAGATGTATCTTCGTCCAGTCCAGTGTCGTTTCTAAGTCTACAACTGCGTATGTCATTCTCTTGCTCCTGTTGTACAATCCATCGTCCCATGTTACTCATTGTAGTATTCATCCAGTTCGTCAAACAAGCTGCTGAACTCTGGTATGTCAGCCAGTGTCCTTAGATCAGCGCGATCAGAAAAGTTTACATCACCGCCAGCGGATAAGCAACTGCTGCATACGTCGATGAACTCGTCTGTGTTAGAGCAGCGAAGCGTGGCTTCGTAGTCTGTCAGTTCTATGTTGCAGGCTTTGCATCTCACAATGCATTCTCCTCTTCTGTTAATCGTCCGGTGTCCTCGTTGTAGACTAGCCTACCTGCTGGCCCTGTCTTCCCGCTGAACCTGTTCTTCAGTACACGTAGCTTGGTAGTGTTACGTTCTTCTTCGTCCTCTGCCTGACTGTTTCGCTCTGCTCCTATCACTGCATCGGATAGCTGTGCGATAGCGGCGCTGCCCCGTAACATGCCGAGACTTGTAGCCGCACCATCCTCCAAAGACTTACCATCTGGACGCTTCAAGTGCGACACTAAAAGCAGGGTGATCCGCATCTCCTGAACAAACATACGTAGCTTGGTCATGATCATGTCGATTGCCTTGCGTTCATCCCCGTTCTGCTGGTCGGAAACCAGTATAGATAGGTGGTCAAGTACAATGAACTGACAACCCAGCCCCTTGACCATGTACCGCATACGTCCAAGCACACGTTCGATCTCGTTACTTCCGAATGCGTCCCAAAAGAATACCCTGTTCTCGTAGTTGGTGGCGTGGTACACCCTGTCAACCTCCTCCGGTGAGTATTCGCAGTCGGGTAAGTGTATAGGCTTGTTCATCTCTAGCCCTACAAGGCCCCGTAAGGTTCTCTCAGGCGTTTCTTCTAGGAACATAAGACCCATACACCCGTCCTTGTCTTGCTTCAGCATGGCTACCACAAG